AGCGCGAGATCAGCCTGGGCGGTGCGACCGTCAAGGCCGACATCGTCGCGGCGATCCGCGAGGTGCTCGAGCCGTCGTCGGAGCCTGCGGGCGCGGACGGCGAGCAGACCGGCGACGGCGAGCAGACCGGCGAGCCGTCCACGCCTGCCGGCGACGGCGGACAGGACGCGCCTCCGGCGCAGTGAGACCGCGCCGGGCCAGGGAGACGGCCACGCACCCTGGCCCGGCGCACCCACCGACACGAAGGGCACGACGATGAGCCTCGTCTACGCGACCCCCACCGACCTCGCCGCCTGGACCGGCACGGCGGCGCCCGCGAACGCGACCACGCTGCTGCGGGTCGCGTCGGGCCTCGTGCGCCGCGACACCCTCACCGCCTGGTACACGGTCGACGAGACCGGTGCACCGACGGACGAGGACGTCGCGCAGGCGTTCTCGGACGCGACGTGCGCGCAGGCCGCGACCTGGGCGGCACTCGGCATCGACCCGACCCTGGCCGGCCTGGACACGGGCGCCGCGGGGCGGGTCGTCGCGTCGAAGGCGCTCGGCCCGGCGAACATCTCGTACGCCGGCGCGGACGACACCGCGGCCCGGCGCGCGCGGGTCGCGTCGGAGCTGACGGACGAGGCGGCGGGGATCCTCGCCGACGTCGGCCTGCTGCGTGGGGTCCGCACCCACGGATGACGCGTCACCTCTCGCGTCACCCGAACAGCGCGTCGCGTCATCATCACAGCCCCGAACGGACGAGCTGGTGACGCGTGAGCCACTCACGGTGACGCGAGGTTCGACGTCGCGTCACCGTCGTGACCTGCGGTGATGACGCGTGTGACGCGATGACGCGACTTTCCAGGTTGCGGCCCTACGCGCACGCACGCATACGCGTGAGCGTCGAACTCAGCGGACGCGTCACGCGTCACCGCCTGCGACGAGGAGGCAGCCGTGAGCGAGCTCGACGACTTCTTCGTCCACCAGGTCACCCTCACCCCGAAGACCGGCGACGGCGGCTACGGCCCCACCTTCGGCACACCCGTCGACGTGACGTGCTTCGTCGACGACACCGTGCAGCTCGTCCGCGCCCCCGACGGCGAACAGGTCGTGTCCTCCTCCACCGTCTACGCCGACCCGGACGCCCCCGACGGACCGCCCGGATCGACCGTCACGATGCCCGACGGCCGGATCGCGACCGTCATCACTCAGGCCCGCCGCACGTCCGGGCCCCTCGACCTGCCCGACCATGTCGCATGGACGGTGACCTGATGCCCAGCATGCAGCCCGGGAACTACCGGCCCGGCACGCTGCGGTCCGCGCTCGAGCGCGGCCTCGGCGTCGCCGCCGAGCACGTCCTGACCGTCTCCAACGCCCGCGTCCCGCACGAAGAGGGCACCCTCGAACGGTCCGGCGCGACGTCACAGGACGGGTACACGGTCGCGATCAGCTACGACACCCCGTACGCGGTCCGCCAGCACGAGGACCTGTCGTACCGGCACGACGACGGCCGGCAGGCGAAGTACCTCGAGTCCGCGCTCAACGACGAGGCCCGCACCGTCGGCGACATCGTCGCCCAGGCGGTCCGCGACGCGATCGGGAGCAGCTGATGGGCTTCACCACCGACCTCCTCGAAGGCGTCGCCGGCCTCCTCGCGGGCGCCGACGTCGGCGCGTGGCGACCGGACGGTCCCGCGTACGCGGCGGCCGAGGTCGGGATCGTCGTCGGCCGCATGCCGGCCTCCCCCGACCAGGTCCTCGCGATCACCTCCTACCCGGTCACGTCTGGCGCCTTGTCGGACACGGTGATCGGCGTGCAGGTCCGCGTCCGGGGCGTCCGCGGCGCGGACCCGCGCCCCGTCAACGACCTCACGGACGCCGTGTACGAGCACCTCCACGGGGTCGAGCAGCTCACGTTTGGCGGCGTGTACGTCGCGCACGTGTGGCGGGCGTCCCTCGCGCTCCTCGGCGCCGACGACGTCGGCCGCGAGGAGACCACCAGCAACTTCTACGTCACGACGGCGCACGCCAGCGCGTTCGTCACGGACTGACCGCCCCGGCGGCGGACCCTCTCGCGCACCGCCCGGGCGGCGGGCGCAGCCCACGACCACCAGCACACCCCCACCACCGGGAGACCACCATGCCCATCGAGGCTCTCAACCCGACCGTCAACACGACGTGGCGCTGCGACGTCGACGTCAACAGCGACCCCGACAACCCGTCGTGGGTGCAGGTTCGCGGACTCAACGCCCTGCAGCCCGCCGTCAACCCGACCACCCAGGACGCCTCCGACTACGACAGCCCGGGCTGGGGCTCGGACGCCGTCACCCAGCGCAAGTGGCAGCTGACCGCGACCGCGCTCCGCAAGATCGACTCCGCCGGCGCGTATGACGCCGGCCAGGAGTTCCTGCGCGGTGCCGCGGACTCCCTCGAACTGGTGCGCGTGCGCTGGTACGAGCGGCAGGGCGCCGACGGCGAGGCCTACGAGGGTGACGCCCTCGTGCAGTGGGCCCCGAACGGCGGCGACCCCACCGGCCTCAACTCGGTCGCGATCACGCTCCTCGGGCAGGGCGCCCGTGAGTCGATCGCCAACCCGACGGGCGAGGCGACGCTCCCGGCCCTCACGTCCGCATCCCCGTCGGGCGCCGCACAGGGCGCTCAGGTCGAGATCCGCGGCGCGTACCTCACCGGTGCGTCCGCGGTGAAGTTCGGCGCGACGAACGCGACGAGCTTCGTCGTCGTGAACTCGGCCGTGATCGTGGCCGTCGTCCCCGCCGGGTCCGCGGGTGCGGCGAACATCACCGTCGTCACGACGGCCGGAACGTCCGAGCCGCTCGCGTACACGCGCGGCGCCTGACCGAGAAGGAGAGCTGACCCGTGGCCGAGCAGTTCACCGACCTGTCCGACGTTCTCGGCGGCAGCCTCCTCGAGCTGCCGGTGGCGGGGCGCACCTTCGTGGTGCCCTCGCCGCCGGCGCTCGTCGGGCTCCGCCTCCAACGGGTGTTCGCGGCCGCGAACACGCCCAAGAAGCAGCGCACCCAGGCGCAGACCGACCTCCTCGCGCGCGATGAGGAGGAGTTTATGCGGGACGCGCTCGGGCCCGCCTTCGACGAGATGGCCGAGGCTGGCGTCACGCTCGACATGCTGAAACACGCGGCGTACGCCGCCTACTTCGCGGTCGTCTCCGGGGTCGAGACCGCCCGACGCTACTGGGAGCGCCCCCTGGGGGAAGCGGAGACGTCGACGAGCACGGACCCCGAACCGTCGACGACTACGCCCGGGGAGACGACGCCGACGGGATCCCCGAGTACTACGACATCCCGCCCGAAGAAGAAGCGCGACTCCTGACCCCGACCGTCCATGTCACGTGGGCGGCGATCCTCGACGCGTGGGACGACGTCGAGGTCGACCTGCACCAGCGGTTCGGCCTCGATGTCGCCACCCCGGGCCTGCTGACCGCTCGGTCGTGGCGGTGGCTGTCCCTGCGGGTCCTCGCGCTCCTCGACCCACCGCACACGACCAGGCTCGCGAGGGCCCTCGGACTCACGGAGGCATGAGCGCATGAGCCTGGACCTGGGGACCCTCGCGGGCAAGATCAGCATCGACGGCGCGGACGCCGCGGAGAAGTCGATCACCGGTGTCCAGGCGGCGATGGCGAAGCTCGCGCAGACGCAGGACCCGAAGGTGGCCGTCGGCGCGGACACGCAGGCCGCGACGCAGAGCCTCCCCGGGGTGCAGCGTCTCGTCCAGGACCTGTCGGCTGCGAAGGCGTCCCCGACGGTCATCGCGGACGCCGCGCAGGCCCATGCGGATCTCGGGGCGCTCGAGGCGGAGGTGCGGGATGTGAACCGTGCTGGCACGGTCGCGGAGATCGCCGAGGACGCGCAGCAGGCGATGCGGACAGCGGAGCAGGTCGACGACCAGATCAAGGCCCTGAGCAAGCAGAAGGTCGAGATCCCGGTCGACATCGACCAGCAGGGCACCGAGCGTGGTCTGCGTGGGGCGTCGGAGTCCGTGGAGACGTTCCGGG